CTTGAATACTTTGAAACGCTGCTGCCATTTTATTACCAACAGTATTTGCTAATTGTTTTAATGCAGCATCATTTTGTTTAAAGTTACCTACTAAATCCATTACTTGTTTCTTTACACCAGCAAATAAAGGTTTTGCAGCTGCTTGTCTAAATCTGAAATAAGCATCTTCAACAAATGAAACCTGTGCTTCTAAAGTTTGTTCAAATTCTTTAGTGGCTGTAGAAAATTGTCCACCATTACCAAATACTTCAAAAAATCTTTTTCTAGTTTCTTCAACTGATACGGTTACACCAGCTTCAAAACCTAACATTGCTCTAACACCTCTTTCTCTGAATACATCAGCGGCAGCTATACCACCAGCAAATGCTCTTTGAATTTGTTCAGCAGTTTGTCTAAAATCTAAACCTGTAGCTGCAGCAACGTTACCTGTTAATGCTAATACTTTAGCTAATTCATTTGCATCTTTAGAAATAACGGCTAAGTTACCAGATGCAGCAGCAATAGCTTCTAGTGAGAAAGGAACCTTTCCAGCAAATGTATTTAACTCAGCAAATGCTTTTGCACCCTCTGAAGCTGAATTAAATAATAGTTTAAATCTAACTTGAAGTGATTCAGTAAGTTTACCGGCAGCAAATGTATCTTTAACAAATTTACCAATACCAAAAGTAACAGCAGCTAACCCAACAACAACACCTGTTTTTAATGTTTGTCCTAGTGCAGCAAAAGTACCTCTTGATCTTGCAGCAGCCATTTCTAGTTGCTTCATTCTTTTAGATGCTATAGCAGCATTTGTACCTAATTTATTTATATTAGATTGTAAATTTTTTACTTGGCCTTGTCCCTTTACATCCGCAATTATATTTAATTTTACAGCCATATTCCTTTATCCGTTAAGTTACTTCAACAGTTACTTCATCAAAATATTTCCTAAAAGCAGCCTCTATAAATTTAGTAGGAGCTTGTTGAGAATGTCCATTATTAAGAAATTCTATATAAGTAGTACCATTTGTAACAATAATTTTATTAGGTTTATCTTTAGGAACCAATATATTTATATTTGATGTTGCAGTTTGATTTAAGTAAGTTTCAGTGTAGCCAATATACCAGCTATTTCTAGCTTGTCCACTATCGACTGGAGTTGTTAATTTTACGTCAGCAAAAGCTTTTAATGCTCTTGATCTAAATTCTTGTTCAATAGTTTTATTAATATCTTTTTCTAAATCCATTGAAGCAGTTGACAAACCAATAGTTGTAATTCCCATTATATTACTTTGCCTTTGTTTATACCTTTTTTAATTCTATAACCCTGTGTACCATTAGCACCAGTGTTTACTTCTTTTTTAAGGTTTTTAAATAATTCTTTTTCTTTTAAATTCTTTTTTAATTTTTTATTAAAGGACTCTAAAATTTTGTTATCCCGCATAAGTTCTCCTTTTCAAGTGGGCAGTTTATACCGCCCAACTATCATTTTCTAAGATTTTTTATTTTCCATAAAAGATATATTATTTTTTCTAGCTATGCTTTTTAATTCATTAAAACCAGTTTCTAATTTTATATCCTTTTTTATATTAGTATTAGCCATTATTCTTATTGAAGGAAATAAATCATTTACTTTAAGTGGTTTAGTACCTTGATAAGTAGTTTGTGCTAATATAGCAGCTCTGTGATCATCTCTCCAACCATATGGTCTTTTATCAAAATATTTTATCCAACCCATATATTCTTTGCTGGACATATTATAAATATAATCTAATGTAACACCTAATTGAAAAGCCAATTCATAGTCTGCTAAATCTTCTTCCCCAAGTCACCACCTTTTTCGTCTGTGGCACCTAACCCATTATATTGCATAATATCTGCTGATAATTTAGTTAATGCTTGAATAGGAAACTTTTCAAAATCCTTTTCAGTCATATCTTGAGCATCTACAACAGTACATTTAAATATAGCACTTAAGGTTTTTACACCTGTAACATCATCGGTTTTACTAGTATCTAACGCTTTTTGTAGATCCTTAATACCTTTAACTGTTAGTTGTTTTATCTCCACTTCCTGTTCCAGAAATGGTATTTTCTTTGTTATCTCCACTATCTTTATGTGTTTCATCTTTTATCTCCTGTAAGGGTTTTATATATAAATGTTTATTATGCGATTCAAAGTCTTCCATCATTTTTCTTATTTTGTGTAAAACATCTAATGTTTCAAAGACTTCTATTTTATTATCTACATCTTTTAATCTGTCATAAGTTTTTCTTATTGATGTATCTACAGACTTCTTTATATGCAAAGAAGTTATTCTTAGCACATAGTATTTATTAAATGGTTTATTATCCATGAGTTTATCCTATACTAATTGAATTAAGCTGGGCAATAAAGCCCAGCCTAAAAATATTTTATTATGCGTCAGTAAACGGACCAGTATAGTCAGTTGAAGTACTTAAAGTCAAAGTTGCCTGATTTGAATCAGTCAAATTTGCAGATACTTCAAAAGAAGCTATTGAGCCTTTTACGTAAAATGCAGCATTTTCACCAGTAGATGAATTTTTAACATCTAACTGAAATACATAAACAAGTCCATCTTGAACAAGATCTTGAATTACTTTATGTACACTTGGTACATAATTCAAACTGAACTCCAATGTTGGAGCGTCAGCTTGTCCTTGAATCTGTGAACTTACAGATTGTCCAAAACTTGGCACGTTAACAATGTTAGCGGGTTTACCAAATGATGGAAACTCTCTGATATTAGTAACTTCTACCGCACCTGCAAAATCACCACCACCAGCTATAAAAGCTTGGTGTGTTGCATCTGAAGTGGGCAGTGTGTAACTACTATCAGCTTTGTATTCTAGTCTAGTAAAAATACCAGCACCTATGTTTGAAATGAGAGACATTTATTTTTGTTCCTTATATTATTTCTTAGTTGTTATATTGATCGAAAATTAACCGTATAATCCACGTTATATAAACCTGCATCTTTCGGGTCAACTCCAATATTTGTTATAAAGCTATTAGTTGTTTGTAGATATCCGGAAATTACTTCTTGGTCTAATAATGTTTTTAACAAATCAGCAATTTGATATGCTCTTTTCATTCCAGATCCAGCTGCAACGAATATTTGAATTACAATTTGTCCATTTGCTATTACATCTTTAAAAGCTAATTCTGAAGAAAATGGTAATACAGAAACCCGTATCCATTCATCAGCATTAATTTCCCCTTGATAATTCGCAGGAAATGCTTTGATGTTATTAGACGTCCAAGCGGTGGAAGCAAATAAACCCTCAACAGCTGTCAATATATTTGATATTGTAGACATTAAGATTCCCTTCCAACAGTTAAATTAATAATGTAATTATTATCTTCAAATTTTAGTATTTTCCAAGTTTTATTTCTAAGTACAATACTATCGTAATTATCAATTTTACTTGAATCTATATAATCTGAATCTAATAATAAATTGCATTCTATTCTAGGTGTATCATCATTAGTTCTAAATTGACTTTCAATTACCGCTTTAGCAGTAAAAGATGTATCAGTAGTACTAGTAATGGCTTGTGTAGCAAAATTATAGTTAGTTACATTTTTATTTGTAAATACTATATCTTCGGCTATATCACCTATAACATTGAAAGCATTTTTTACATTACTTTTGATTAGTTTTTGGTAACTCATTAAGCACCTCCACTAACATTAACTCCCCTATTTACAATACTATTTTGATTTTCATATTTAGCAATTAATCTTTGAATTTGGTCAGGTAATTCTTTAAAATTACTTATACCAGATCCTAGATCAAAAGCCATAGAAACAGAACCAACTTTTAAATCTTTCAACTTTGGCGAACCAGTTGATTGATCCTCGATTGTTCCCATATTTTTAATCAAATGTAGTGATAATTCATAGGTAGCTCTTTTGATATCATCAGGAAAAGTTCCATAACTTGTTGTGCTTCTATCATCTTCTATGGTATCATACGCACCGGACTTAGTGTCCCAATATGTAATATCCCTAGGCCATGATAGAGGATAAAGGGCAGTAGGCAATGCCGTACCACCCCAATCCAAGTCATTGAGAATTCCTGTGGCCGTTACTAAAGCTCGTTCAACAATTTCATCTGTAGCACTATCCCAAGAAGCTTGATTCAGTCTATCATAAAAATAAACCTCTGCTTCTGTTACAGTAACAAATGAATTGATCCCAATTTGTAAAGCCATTATTTTTCTCCGTATCTAATAGTTATAAATATTAACCGTGGAAAATTGGAAATAATCCAGTTTGGTTAACGTTAGTAGCGCTAATAGTCCATGATGCAATAGCAGCAAGATCAGCATTAGAAGGATATGCAGTTGCACTTCCAGCCCATGTCCAACCTTTTGGATGCATAATATTACCCCATCTAGATAAAACAGTTACTAATCCACCACCGTTACCAGCTAGTTCATTTCTTTCAATTGCAGTAGGATTAACCTGTGCAATATCACTATAATGAATAGCGCCAGCTTTAGCTAAGTAAGAAACTTTAATATTAGCAGGTAAGTTAGCAGTTAAACTTTGGTTGTTAATAATAAGTCTAATTTTTCCACCTAAAATAGTAGAGAAATTGAAATTACCGTCTACAACTGGAGCAACATCAAGAACGTTTTCTTTTCTCATAATGTTGTAAGTTGCAGAAGTTACTACTAAGTAATAGAAAGGCTCTTCAAATTCACCTTTAATTTCACTGATAGCATCTAATAGCGTATCAAAGAAAGTACTTCTTGATTGGCTAGCACCAGTAGAATTAACAAATAGTGGATTTGGAGCATCACTAGCATTTGAACCAGTGTAGAAACCAAAAGTTCCAACAACAGCAGCAGGATCATTAGTCCCAATAGAAGTTGCACCAAAAATATTATCAGCAATACCATTAAGAATAGATCTTACTTGTAAATCTTCTCTTCTTGCTCTAACTGAAGCAAATTGAGATCCTAAGTATGCTAAACCATCTACTTTAGAGATTAATTTTTGAACAGACATTTCTTGTGCAGCGATATGATCAATATTTTTGATATATACTGCTGATTTGTTTGATACTGCCATTTCATTAATAGCAACATCACTAGCTGTTTCATTTTGTTTATTAAAAGTAGTTGGATCAGTAAAATCTAACCATCTTAATGTACCAGTGTAATTTTCACCTGAATCATTAATTCTTGCGTCAGAACCAATTAAAGCAGTTGATGTTAATAACGCAGCATCAGCTCTTCCAGCTTGTTCGTAAGCAGAAATTGCTCTTGCAATGTTATTAAAGTTTGAACTTATTACAGTCATTTATTTATTTTCCTTTTATTATTTAAAGCACATAATTGTGCGGTTATTAGTATAAAAGATTGATCTATTTAACTAGACCATTCTCCGTTAACCTTAATTTGCCCTTTGCTAATAGCATTAAGCATTTCATCAGTTGACATATCTTTTATAGACGACACAGGAGTGTTTCCTGTATTTGACTTGGCTGGAGTAATTCCAGAACCAACATTTGCTTTAATAGAAAATAAGAATTCATTATTATCGTCCTTAGAATAACTTGACACAGTCTCGTTAATACTAGTTCCGTTTTCATTCACCCAATTTCCTAAAGCATCTTTCTTTAAACTTTTTACAATATCCGAATAGGCCATATTAGCGGCTTTTTCAGATTTAAAATTTAAAGAGTTAAGCTGAGTACGCACGGCATTATCTCTGCTCAATTCTGTGTTCTTTTGTTCATATGCCTCAAGTTTAGTATTCATTTCACTTAGTTTTATTTGCATAGCTTCAGAATGTTTACCTTGTTGTTCAAGGCTAGAAATTTCAGCTTGTCTTTTCTCTACTTTAATTTTTTCAATTTGACCTAGAGCTTCATCTCGTTCTTTGTATGCATTATCTAAATTTAATTTGATATTAGATATAGC